ACTGACAAACAATTAAACATGTTATCAGTAAGAATACTTTCTGAGGGAACAGTAATGATTCCAAAAGATAGTCCTACCTATGTTGCCGATGTTGAGGCTGCAAAAAAATCTAAAAAAACAATTGAGACTTACGAAGGTGAAGTTAAAGAAGATTTAAAGGGAAACCAAAAAAAGTTAGATAAAAACCATAACGGTAAAATTGATGCTCAAGATTTCAAAATACTGAAAGGTAAAAAGAAAGAAGTAAAAGAAGGTCGTTGTGGGAAGTGTGATTGTGAAGAATGTGAGTGTGAAAAAAAAGAAGTTAACGAATGGGTTGATTCTTTGGTAGAAAATCAGTATTATTCATTTACAAGTAAAAATGAAATTATGGAAATGATTAGTACAAAATTAAATGAACAAGGTCCCGCAATTGCTGAACCGGATATCGATGTTGAACCAGATATTAGAGAACCAAAAGTAAATCCTGACCAAGACCCCTTTATTGACCCATGGGAAAACCCTAATGAAGGTCCCGACCCAAGTCCTAAGTTTAAAAAAGATAGCTCAGAATTACCTGACTTTATGAGATTCAAAGACATTATAAATTCATTCAACTAATGGCCAAAGATAAAGTAACAAACAAAGAGAAGAAACCACTCATATTGGGTCAAAAAGAAGAACCGAAAGAACAAATGACGTTTGATGACGACAGTAGACCTAGTCCTGACGTTCAAACCGATTTATCAAATAAGGAAACTCCATTTGATAAGGTTGACTTCCCTGAAGCACCAGAGCAACATAGTAACTATGAAGAATTATTAGCTTCTGAAGAATATAAACACGCTTTAGATAAATTAGCAGAATATACGGGAGTTAGAAACATTGGTACAGGTATTAATGGTCAGTACGCTCAGTTATCGAATCAGGCGGCAAGAATATTACAAGAAGTAATGAGAGCCGAAACTTCACATGAGGAAGAATTGGAACAGCTGTGTGAAAGAATTATTAGAAATTATTTTAAAATACCTGAGAATAAGATTCAATTTGATTTTAAATTGGTTAAACAAGCAATAAAATTAAATAAAAGTCAAACTAAACAAGAGTTACAACAAAAAGAAGAAGAGTTAGCGGATGACGTTAATGAATTAAATCCTGAAAGAGCAAAAAGAAGAATAATTAACGCAATGACTCAAGGTCATGCTGTTGATGGTTCATATCTTTATGAGACGGTATCTACTGAATTAGAAGCTATTATGGGTGTTGAGGGAATTGTTGAGAAGTACTCAATATTTGTTTCAACAATGATGTTAGGATATTGGCAAATTCCAAATGAGATGATGGCGGCCGCTGGCGGTGGTGAAGGTGAAGGTGGTGCAGGTAAAACAAGAATAGACACATCAACAAATCCTCCAACAATTTACGCTGAGGCGATGATATTCCCTTTCTTAATACATGAGGCAATAAAAGGAGTAATGGAGTTTTTAGGTAAAGAAAGAAAACCTGAAAATCCTGAAAATTATGAAAAAGCCAAAGATTTAGAGGACCAAATACAACATGAAATATGGGACATTAGATTAGGTAGAGCAATTTGGAAAAGATTAACAAATCTTTATCCTAATGCAATTGTAACAGATGAAGAAAAAAAGAAAATACAATACTATATCTACGTAAACATTGCCAATTTACCCGTTAAAGAGTTTTTATTATTGTTTAAAGAAATAATGGAAGGTACCGAAATGGGTAGAACCTTAATCGGAGCCATATATTATGATTTATCAAGAAAGGTCGACAATGAAACAGTCACTAAATCTGAATCCGAGTTTAGGAGATTAATGGATGAACTGATGGAAAAAAATAAAGACGAGAATTTTACGGACTTTCTCTCACAAATGGGAATAGGGTTATCAAAATAAAATGAAGGTCTCAATTCGAGACCTTTAATTTTTATATTTATTAGTATGAGTAGAATAGAACAATTACATGAATATGCTCGAATAATTAAAGATGCACCATATGCGTTAAAGACGTATTTGCAAACATACGATAATACTCAAAAAAAATATGTTCCATTAGAACTGTTTCCTGACCAAATTCAATTGATTAAGGATTATGAAACTTATAATGAGAATATCACAAGAAAATATAGACAAGCGGGGGTTACTACGGTAACTGCAGCTTGGATTTCAAAAAAACTACAAACAGCAAAAAATACGGAACCTGAAAGGGTGTTGATAATTGCGAACAAACGTGATACCGCAATTGAGATGGCTAATAAAGTTAGAAACTTTTTAGAACAATGGCCAGAGTGGATTAACGTTGGGTTTTCACCCGATAAAAACTCAGAAAGTAGATTTAGATTAAATAACGGTTGTGAGGTTAAGGCAGTTGCAACCTCACCTGATGCGTTACGTGGTTTTACACCCACAATACTTGTATTTGATGAGGCCGCGTATATCGATGCGGGTGAGGATTTTTGGGCGGCATCTATGGCGTCCCTATCTACGGGTGGTAAGATTATTCTTATCTCAACCCCAAATGGATATGACCCAATTTACTACGGTGTTTATGACCAAGCGTTACGTGGTATTAATGACTTCCACATTACCGATTTAAGGTGGTTTAAAGACCCACGTTACACTAAAGATTTAAGATGGATAAAGTGTACTGATATTGTACATTATATGTTAAATAGGGAACAGTACAACGATGATGAGATTGTAATGTCTGATTTTGATATTGAGAAATATACAGAATACTTAGATGATGGTTATAAACCACTATCGTCGTGGTTCGAGTCTATGTCTAAAAAGTTTAAATACGATAGACGTATGATTTCTCAGGAATTGGAATGTGATTTCTTAGGTTCAGGAGATTCTGTTATTCCTGGTGATATTCAAGAAAATATTGCTAAAAACATGATTCGTATTCCAAATGAAAAATATATGCAGGGTACGTTTTGGCATTGGAAAGAACCAATACAAGGTCACAGATACATTATGGGTGTCGACGTTAGTAGAGGAGATAGTGAAGATTTTTCATCCATCAATATAGTTGATTTTGATGATAGAGAACAAGTGGCCGAATATATCGGTAAGATACCTCCAGATGATTTAGCCGCAGTTGCATATAAATGGGGACTATTATATGGTGCATTTATAGTAATTGATATTACAGGAGGTATGGGAGTTGCAACATCAAGAAAGTTGCAAGAAATGAATTATAAAAATTTATACATAGATGGTATCAATACTCAAAATATTTGGGAGTATAATAAGAAAGCAACGGAAAAAATACCCGGTATAAATTTTAACAACAAAAGAACACAAATAGTTGCCGCATTTGAAGAACAATTAAGAAAAGGATTCATTGTTAGGTCTAATAGATTATTAGGTGAATTGAATACTTTTGTTTATCTTAACGGTCGACCTGACCACATGAAAGGACAACACGATGACTCAATTATGAGTATGTCCATGGCATTGTATGCTGGTGACATGTGTTTCAATCAATTGGAAAGGAATGAGAACGCGAATAAAGCGATGTTAGAATCGTGGACTGTATCTGAAAGAACGTATGAACCAAATAAATCATTTTATTCTTATGGAACGTCATTTGACCCAATAGGATTAATGGCGACAGACGATAATTTATTTCACGGTGATAACCCATCAAACGTCTCAAAAGATACTTATAGAGAAAACTCATGGTTATTCGGTAAACGAAGATAACCATTGATTATTAGAGAAAAATAACTTAGATTGTTATAAATAGTATTTATAGATATGGCAAAACAAAATTTAACGATATTTCAAAAGTTAACTAAAACATTTGGTTTTCAAGGTCCTAATGTAGAGGCACCACCATCTTTTCAATTTTCAAAAGATGAGTTATTAAAAACCGACAGTAAAGAAGATTTTGAAAATGCGTTATTACAAGCACAACAGAATCAATATGTTGCCGATAAATGGGCAAAAATTGACCAATCGTTATATAACCAATCGGTATATTACGAACCAAATAGATTATCAGCTTATTATGATTATGAATCTATGGAGTTTACTCCTGAAGTTTCTGCTTCATTAGACATCTACGCGGAAGAATCGACAACGATGTCGGAGAAGGGTGAGATATTAACGATATATTCTGAATCTAAAAGAATTGAAAACATTTTAACAGATTTATTCAACAATGTCTTGGACATTAATACTAACCTACAAATGTGGGCGAGAGGTATGTGTAAGTATGGTGATGATTTTGTTTATTTAAAAGTAGACCCAGATAAGGGTGTAATTGGTTGTCAACAATTACCAAACATTGAAGTTGAGAGAATTGAGGGTGCGGTTCAGAAGGTACCAAATCAAACGGGGTTTAATACTAATACTAAATTACCATCTAGAGAATTAAGATTCGCATGGAAAAATAAAGATTTAGAATTTCAAGCTTGGGAAATTGCTCACTTTAGATTATTAGGTGACGATAGAAAGTTACCGTATGGTACATCTATGTTAGATAAGATTAGAAGAATTTGGAAACAACTTTTACTTGCTGAAGATGCGATGTTAATTTATAGAACATCAAGAGCTCCTGAAAGACGTGTGTTTAAAGTGTTCGTCGGTAATATGGATGATAAGGACATTGAACCTTACGTACAACGTGTTGCTAATAAATTTAAAAGAGACCAAGTTGTTGACCAAAAGAACGGTCAAGTGGATATGAGATATAATCAAATGGCGGTAGACCAAGATTATTTCATCCCTGTTCGTGACCCGGCACAAACAAGTCCGATTGAAACATTACCTGGAGCA